TATACCTCTGGGTGTGGTAAAGTCGCAATAGTTGTTGAGGACTGTGTAAGTGCAGCCGTTGTTGGTTACGGTAACTTTGTCGGGGTTGCGATACTTGGCACATCATTGCAAGAGTCGCATAAAAGGTATCTTGCACAGTTCTCAACAGCCGTAATAGCGTTAGACCCCGATGCGCTACCCAAGACTTTGCTAATGGCGAAGGAACTACGTGGATACGTGAACGATGTTCGTGTCCTACGTTTAACTGATGACTTGAAATATCGTAACCCCGAAGATATGGAGAAGCTAAATGGAATTATCACTGATTAGAAGTTTGATGGACAAGGAGTTCTACGAAGACCATCGTGGTTCCAAGTGTCCTGACCGCTTGTTCAGTAGTGATGTGCGAAAGATTAAGAAAGCTATCGACACAGCTATGGACAGGTATGAGCGTACTGTATTGCCAGATGAGATTGAGGCACTGTTTATGTCCGACAATCCTACCCTGACCACAGCGCAGAAGGCATCGTACTCTAGCCTGTTTGGGCAGATTAAACGAGAGCAGCCGTTGGGTAGTGACATAGCACAAGAGGTGTTATCTAAACTATTTCAACAGGTTATAGGAGAGGACGTAGCTAACATTGGATTTGATATGGTCAATGGTGATGCAGCTACGCTTGAGAAGCTACGCAACTTGCTTGAGCGTTATGGTGATGACTTCATCCCTAACCTCAACATTGAGTGGGATGACATCACGATTGAGACACTCATGGCGAAGGCTGAGTTGGAAGCTAAGTGGGCATTCAACATACCATCAGTCACTCGTAAGATTGAGGGCGTTAGTGGTGGTCAGCTTATTGAGGTGGGTGCTAGACCTAATACAGGTAAGACATCCTTTCATGCCAGCTTGATTGCGGGGCCGAATGGCTTTGCTTCACAGGGTGCTAAGTGTATCATCTTATGTAACGAAGAACCTACCCACCGTGTTGGTGCTAGGTACTTGACTGCTGCTGCTGGTATGACAGCACATGAAGTACGAGACAACTTTGCAAAAGCTAAATCACTGTATGAACCAGTGATGAACAACATCAGGATTAAGAATGCTGATGGGCGTGACATGGCATGGGTTGAATCAATATGCAAGACATTCAAGCCAGACATAGTTGTTCTGGACATGGGTGATAAGTTTAGTGTCGAAGGTAACTTTGCTAGAGAAGACCAAGCACTTGCTGCTTGTGCCATCTATGCAAGACAGATTGCTAAGACCTATGACTGTGCTGTGTTCTATATGTCACAGCTATCCGCTGATGCAGAGGGTAGGTCACAGCTTAATCAATCCATGATGCAAGGCTCACGTACAGGTAAGGCTGCTGAAGCTGACTTGATGATACTGATTGGTAAATCACCTAGCGTAGAAGGACAGGAAGAAGATAGTCCACTACGCCATATCAACATCGTCAAGAACAAGTTGAATGGCTGGCACGGTATGGTTAATGTTGACCTCAACTACAAGACAGCGAGGTATGAAGGATGAAGCTAGTACTTGATGTAGAGAACACAGTAACCAAGCGTGGTGGTAAGCTACACCTTGACCCCTTTGAGCCTAACAACTCATTGACTATGGTGGGTGTACTGACTGACCAAGGTGTTGAGCAGCACTTCCCTTTTGACCACGCTGATGTGCCTAATCAGGCTGACTACTATGAGCGTGTTCAGTGGTATCTTGACCAAGCTACTGTACTCATCTGTCACAATGTGGCACATGATTTGCTATGGCTATGGGAGTCTGGGTTCAAGTACGATGGTGCAGTGTTTGATACTATGCTTGTCGAGTACGTCTTGCAGCGTGGGCTGAAGGAACCTCTATCCCTAGAGGCTTGTGCAGAACGCTACAACTTAGATACGAAGAAGCAGGATACTCTGAAGGAGTACTTCAAGAAGGGCTACAGTACACGAGACATACCATACAATGAGTTGTGTGGGTATCTATCTGCTGACCTTCACGCTACGCAGCAGCTTGCTGATAAGCTATGGTACAGGCTAAACACCACGGCAGATGCAGGTCTGCTATCTACAGCACGACTGACTAACCGTGTGGCTAAGTGTCTGACTAAGATATATCAGACAGGCTTTGCCGTTGACTTGACTAAGTTAGAAGAAGTACGCAGTGAGTTTGAGCAAGAGAAGCAGCAACTTACTACTGCTTTACAGGCTCATGTACGTAAGCTGATGGGTGATACACCTATCAACCTCAACAGTCCAGAGCAATTGTCTTGGGTTATCTACAGCCGCAAGGTAATGGACAAACCGTATTGGGGTAATGCTATTGACCCATATATGGCAGACGCAGACTTCCGCAGTTTGATTGCTGGTGGTACTGAGCGTGTACACAAGACAGTAGCACAACAATGCCAAGCCTGTCGTGGCTCTGGCTATACAAGAAAGGTAAAGAAGAATGGTGAACCGTTTGCGAAACCTAATCGTTGCTCTGTTTGTGATACTGCTGGTTACACTCTCTCACGCACCAGCGAAGTGGCTGGCCTCAAGTTCAAGCCACCGACAGTTAAGTGGGCAAGTGCTAACGGCTTCTCCACTAGCAAGCAGAACCTAGAGGTATTAGAATCAGCCGCTAAGTCCAGAGGATTGGATGATGCAGTTGACTTCTTATACAAGGTGCGGCGGCTATCCGCTGTCGATACCTACCTGTCATCATTCGTTGATGGCATTGGGCTATACACTAAGAGTGATGGCAAGCTGCATGTGCGTCTGTTACAACACCGCACGTCAACTGGTCGCTTCTCTGGTGCTGACCCTAACATGCAGAACATGCCACGTGGCGGCACGTTCCCTGTAAAGAAAGTGTTTGTGTCACGATGGGATGGTGGTAAGATAATGGAAGCTGACTTTGCGCAGCTTGAGTTTCGTACTGCCGCATACTTATCACAGGACGAGGTGGCTATTGAAGAAGTATCTACTGGATTTGATGTACATGCATACACCGCTAAAGTTATTAGTGATGCTGGTCAGCCTACGAGTAGACAGGATGCGAAAGCGCATACGTTTGCTCCACTCTACGGCGCGACAGGATATGGCAGAAGCAAAGCTGAAGCAGCCTACTATAAGCACTTCACAGAAAAGTACGAAGGAGTCGCCGCTTGGCACTCCCGACTGGCTAAAGAAGCTGTGAACACACAAAAGATAACCACGCCTAGTGGCAGAGAGTTTGCGTTCCCTGATGTGGTACGTAAATCTACTGGGCGTGTCTCTCACTTTACACAGATTAAGAATTACCCTGTGCAATCATTCGCTACTGCAGACATTGTACCTATTGCATTGCTGCACATTGATGACTTGCTGAAGGGTATGCAATCATGTATAGTGAACTCAGTGCATGATAGTATTGTCATTGACGTACACCCTGACGAAGAAGCGCAGGTAATCAACGTCATAGAAGCTACTAATAAAGCACTACCTGAACTCATCACTTTACGGTGGGGAGTTGACTTCAACGTACCTCTATTATTAGAGGCAAAGATAGGCCCGAATTGGCTTGACACTAAGGACATAACCTGATATAACTATGCATTCTACAACTGAAAAGGAGTTAATTATATGACTGAACTTACCACAATTGATACGAACAACTATGCTGAGATGGCTAAAGCTATGGGCATGGCTAACGAAGCAGCAACCACTAAGAAGCAGGGCATGTTCCTTGCTCGACTACGCATCAACCACTCTGCTATTCTTGGTGCAGAGAGCATCTTGGTTAAGGCAGGTACATACAAGCTGGAGATTCCAGATGGCCCTACCTACTACGCTGAGTCTGCCGTTGTCCGTCCATTCATGCAACGCTTCATGTATAAGAAGTTTGTGATGGGCAGTGCTGGCAAACCTAATCGTTACGTCAAGACTGTTATGGCTGATACCCTTAACATGGACTTGAAGGATAATGATGGTGGCTTTAACTGCGGCAAACCTGCTGGCTGGATTGAAGACTACGCTTCACTACCTGAATCTACTAAGGAACTAATCAAGTCAATCAAGCGTGTACGAGTAGTGCTTGGCAATGTCGAGTTGATTAATCCTAAAGATGTGAACGGCAATCCTGTTGAGTTGGAATCTATTCCCTTCATCTGGGAAGTAGAGAACCGTGACGCATTCAAGACAGTCGGCGGCGTGTTTACAAAGCTGGCTAAGATGAAGCGTCTACCTGTTCAACACACAGTAGACCTTACTACTGAGGAGCGTAAGCTGCCCAACGGCAATAGCTTCTACCTACCTCTGACTGGTATGGACATTACTAAGACAGTTGAACTAGAGCAGAAAGACCAAGACCTCTTTGCTGACTTTATGTCATGGGTTCAGAACTACAACGAGTACATCATCAATGCCTATGCAGAGAAAGCAGGGGATAGTGATGGTGATGAGTTGGATGAGTTGGACATCAACGACATCATTGACGTTGAAGAGGTGGCGTAATGAACCATCCTGCTGAACTGGCGTTACATCAGTACATGGACACTGCTGTTAAAGGCACGTCCACTATGTCAGATGCTACCATTAATCAGGTAGCTACTGATATAAAGGATGCACTGAAGCGTCAGTTCGGTGGGGGAAACAAGCGAGGTGACTTCAGGATTCGCATGTCTAATGTTGGCAGACCTACTTGCCAGCTATGGTATGAGAAGAACAAGCCTGAAGTTGCCTTGCCTTTCCCTACCACATTCATAATGAACATGATGCTTGGAGACATCGTTGAAGCTGTCTTCAAGGGATTGCTAAAGGAAGCGGGGGTGCGATATGAAGATAGTGAAACCGTTCATCTGGACGTTGGTAACGATAGCATTCGCGGCTCATATGATATTGTCATTAACGATGCTGTCGATGATATTAAATCAGCTTCCGACTGGTCATATAGAAACAAATTTGAATCCTACGATACCCTTGCCAGTG